ACTTTTACAGATAACGGAGTTAAGGTAGAACCATCAACAATTTATTGTGATACATGCAACGATGACAGATTACTTCATGAGGGCGATCTGCTTCGATGCTATTCCTGTCATTCAATCAATCGGATTCCATAGTGCCGAATTACGAATACGCTTGTGATAGAGAGGGATCGAGTATTGTATTGGATCTTCCGATGCAGCACGAAATCCCTTTTTGTCAAGTATGTGGCTTTGAATTAAGTCGTGTCTATTCAGCAGTTCCGGCAATCTTTAAGGGAACAGGATGGGCTGGTAAGAAATGAAGTTTAGATGCAACTTTTGTTCAGCCAATTCAGAGTTTATCTGGATGGATGGCTACGACACAGCTGATGGCTTTAGGGTTTATCAATGCCTTAAATGTTGCGCTATTGGCACAAAGAATCTAGCTGAATCTACAGATACCCAAGAGCCTGTTATCCGATGTAATCAATGTGGATCATGGCAATTTGTGGATCAGCAATGTCATACTTGTGAATTGATTGGAGCTAAATAATGGATGCTGGTTATGTTGAAACATGGTTAGAGCAAGATGATCTACGCATTATGACTTGCCGTCTGACCTGCGGTTATGTTAATTGATTTGCATTGGTGTGCTACCCTGAACACGCGTTCGACCCTAAGTCGAAAAGCTGGGTCGCCAACGGCTAGACCCGGAAGGCGCAGAGTTTGGCTCACCCTATTGCTGATTGCATTTAGCAGTTGCTTTTCAAAAGATTATTCCGTTGCTTATAGTCAATACAAAACACAGCATTATAAGCAATATACATTCATAGAATTAAATGATGTTGATGAGTATTACTGTATTGAGCAGCTGTGGCACAAAGAAAGCAGATGGTCGCCAACAGCCAAGAATGCAAGGTCATCAGCTTATGGCATTCCACAATTACTTAACATGAAAGAACCTAATCCATTTAGGCAAATAGACAAAGGCTTACGCTATATTGAGCATAGGTATCAAGGCTCACCATGCAAGGCATTACAGCATCATAAGATTAAGGGATGGTATTGAGTAAATCAGCTTTAAGAGATACTGGATCTACCAGACATTGGCGTTCGATTCGCAGTCGCATTCTGCGTAGGGATCAGTTCATTTGTCAATACTGCAACCAAGAAGCAACAACTGTGGATCATGTAGTTCCTCGTAGGCTTGGAGGAAATGATAGTGATGAGAATTTAGTTGCGAGTTGTCGAAGATGTAATTTATCTAAGGGTGGGCGTTTTTTTGTGAGCGGAAGGACACCACCGACCCCCCGTTCCTTTTCTAACCCACAAAACACCTCGATCAGCCACGATCAGACTGGATCGATTTGATCAACCTTGAAACGGGAGAGATCCTTTTAGATCAGGCTCCTTCAGGATTAGGAGGTGTTCAAACACCCCGTATTTATTCCAAACTTAATGATTTGCCGTCTAGGGGTCAAGAAATGATCGATTTTGCAGCTGAGATTGGCATACAGCTGATGGATTGGCAAAAGTTTGTTGCAATTCATGCACACAAAGTTAAAGACGATGGCAGGTGGGCAACTTCAGAAATAGGTTTGTGTCTTAGCAGGCAAAATGGAAAAAGTACATTAATGATGCTCAGAATTTTGACAGGAATGTTCGTGTGGAACGAAGGCTTACAGCTAGCATCAGCTCACAGGCTTACAACCTCACTTGAAACATTTAGACAGATTGTTACATTAATTGAACAACATCCAGAGCTTGAAAAGGAAGTAAAGAAAATCCGCTGGCAACATGGAGCAGAGGAAATTGAGTTATTTGGGAATAGGCGGTTTGTTGTAAAAGCTGCTAACAATGCTGCGAGAGGGTTATCAAAACCCGAAACGATACATATGGATGAGTTGCGTGAATACAAAGATGAAGATGCTTGGTCATCTATGCGTTACTCAATGATGAGTGCTAAGAATCCGCAAGTGTGGGTTTATAGCTCGGCTGGCGACCAACATTCAGTTATTCTAAACAAATTGCGTGAGAGGGCGTTGGCATCAGCTACAACCAATGACCCGATTGGGTGGTTTGAGTGGAGTGCCGAACCAGATGCGCCGATCCACCTTCCGTCAGGCGATATTAACTGGTCTGCATTTGCTCAAGCCAACCCATCATTAGGAATAACAATTCATCCCGATAACATTTTGGCAGCAATCAATGACCCACCAGATATTGTTCGAACCGAGTTACTTACCCAGTGGGTTGATACAATAAATAGCGCAATAGATCCGCAAAAATGGGCAATGTGTCAAATAGATCCAATTCCATTAGATCCTGAACAACCTACTTGGCTTGGACTTGATTTGTCGCCTGATAGAAAGTTTGGCGCATTAGTTGCCGCTCAAAGATTATCGGGGGAAAGATTTTATGTGCAATTGCTTCACACTTGGTCAAATGATTACAGCTTAAACGATTTAGCAGTTGCAAACGATATTGCGCCTTATGTAAGAAAATACAACACGCAAACTGTGGCTTATAGCAAAAGGACAAGTCAGGCAGTTGCAAGTCGTTTAGCCTCTGCCGGAATTCAAACAACCGATATGGATGGCGGAATATACGCGGAAAGTTGCGACAGGTGGCTTGGAGCAATTAACTCACACAGGTTGCAGCATTCTGGACAAGAGGAATTGACCCAACAAACATTATCAGCTGCAAAATTGCCATTCGGTGATGGATCTTGGATTATCGGGAGGAGGGCTAGTAGGGTCGCTGTCTGCGCAAGTGTGGCATCAGCATTAGTTACATATTTTGCGACACAACCCGAAACTGAAACAGACATACAAATCGCTTAAATTTGACTTTATGGTATATTATACACTAATGGGATTATTCGATAGATTTTTAACAAATCAGACACCAACAATTCAAACAGATGTCGCTGCCAGCATTCCTTACAATTTACAACAATCTTATAATGGATTATTTAGTGGATCACAAACAGCTACTAGAGAACAATTTATGGCTGTGCCAAGTGCTGCTCGCGCTCGCAATATAATTTGTTCAACAATTGGATCATTACCAATTGAAACTTATAATCATTTTACAAAAGAGCATGTTCGACCAACAAGATCAATCATGCAGCCAGATCCAAGAATTGCAGGATCAGCAATCTATGCTTGGTTGTGCGAGGATTTACTTTTAAGAGGCGTGGCTTATGGACAGGTTCTCGACCAATACTCAAGCAGCGATGGTGCTCGAATTAGAGCATGGACAAGAATTTCTCCTGATCGTGTAACTTACAAAACAAATGTTCAGCAAACTGAAATCATTAGTTACAAAATTGATGGACTTGATATTCCTGTGAGTGGTGTAGGTTCGATCATAGTTTTTTCAGGTTTGGATGAAGGTGTATTAAATCGCGCAGGTCGCACAATTAGAGCTGCATTAGAATTAGAAAAAGCGGCTGAATTATACGCCAAAGAGCCAGTTCCTACAATGGTGTTAAAATCAAATGGCACAAATTTAACTCCTGAAAGAATTAGCAGATTATTAGAAAGTTGGAAAGCCAGCAGATCAACAAGAGCAACTGCATTCTTAAATGCTGATGTTGAATTGCAAGCATTAGGATTTGATCCACAAAAATTACAATTAAATGAGGCACGCCAATATCTTGCAACTGAAATTGCTAGAGCTGTGGGAATACCAGCATCATTCTTATCTGCTGAAACTACTAGCATGACTTATAGCACAACTGTTATGGAAAGAAAAGCCCTTATTGATTTCAGTTTAAGAAACATAATCACACCATTGGAGCAAAGATTATCCGCTGTAGATTTTGTGCCAAATGGCATTGAAGTTAAATTTGACATTGACGATTTCTTGCGTGGATCAGCTTTAGAGCGTGCGCAAGTTTATGAAATCCTAAACCGCATTGGCGCGATGAGTGTCGAGCAAATACAAGAGGAGGAGGACTTAATCCGATGAAGATTAATTTCCCAGTTACATTAACCGCTGCCGACAATCGCAAGCGAACAATCTCAGGCACAATTGTTACTTGGGGCGAGCGCGGAAATACATCAGCAGGAGCAACAGTATTTGAAAAAGGCTCAATTGATTTTTCAAAACCAGTAAAATTGCTATTAGAGCATGATCGAACTCGACCAATTGGTAAATTGATGGACATTACAGCTGATGATGCGGGTATTGAAGCCACATTTAAAATCGCTGGAACTATTGCTGGCGATGATTCATTATTAGAAGCAGCTGAGGGATTACGCGATGGATTTAGCGTTGGAGTAATGGTTGATGACTGGAAAAACAAAGATGGAGTCATGTCAATCAAAGCAGCTAAATTAATTGAGGTTAGTTTAGTAACAGATCCAGCAATCGATAGTGCAAGAGTTGCAGATGTTGCAGCAACTGAAACACCAACAGAGAATTCCGAAGCAACCGCTGAGGATAAAACAACACAGGAGGAAAAAGTGTCTGATATAACATCAGAAGCTCCTATCGCCACCGAAGCGGTAGAAGCTGCTCAATCCGAGCCTGTGGCAGTATCAGCAACTCAACCAGTTGCTTACACAAAGCCACGCTCACCAATTACCAACAAAGCAACCTATTTGGAGCACTCAGTTCGCGCTGCATTAGGAAATGACGAAAGCAGAATGTATGTTCGCGCTGCTGATGACACAACATCAAACAACGCAGGTCTAATCCCAACTCGTCAATTAACTGAGATCATTAACCCATTATCAAATGCTAATCGCCCAGCAATTGACTCAATCACAACTGGCGTTCTACCAGATGCAGGAATGACTTTTGAAATTCCTAAGATCACAGCTGTTCCAGCAGTAGCAGAAGTTGCTGAGGAAGGCGCAATTGGCGAAACCGGAATGACATCATCATTCTTGACTGTAAATGTTAAGAAGTATGCTGGCGGACAGGAATTCACAGTTGAGCTATTAGATCGCAGCTCTCCAGTATTTTTTGATGTATTAGTTGCAGAGATGGAGAAGGCTTACGCCTATGCAACAAATAACGCAGTTCTAAACGCATTAATTGCAGGTGGAACTGATGGCGGAAACCGCACAATGTCAAATGTCAATTTCCAAGATTTCATTTCTGATTCTGCTGTCAGCATTTATGGCAACACACTTGGATTTGCACAAAACTTAATTGCATCAACAGGTCAATGGGGTGCAATTATGAATTTGGTAGATGGAAACAACCTACCTCTTTACACCAATGTCATCAACCCACAGAATCGTGGTGGAGGCGTAACTCCTGGCTCAATTGGTGGAAATGTGCTTGGACTTAACTTCCGCGTTGATCGTGGACTTGGATCTGGAGTTGGCGATGACACATTAATCGTTGTAAATCCAGAGTCTTACCAATGGTTCGAATCACCACGCTATCGCCTAGAAACTGCACTTAACCAAACAACTGGCAAGATCACAGTTGCTTACTATGGTTATGGTGCAATTGCAACTAAGGTCGGTGCTGGTGCTTACCTATGGAAAGTTGCTTAATTAAGTAATTAACTGAGTGCCTATGGTTGCTCCCGATCATAGGCATCCTTTAATGGGAGTAAGGAGATGACATGCCAACTATTATCACAGCTACACAGTTGCGATCTGTGCTTGGCGTGTCATCTGCCTTGTATGACGACACTTACCTAAATCAAGTTATTGACACAGCAGAAACAGTTATTTTGCCAATGCTAGTTACATTTAAAGCACCAATCGAGAAGGTATCGCTGACAGATAATGTCGCTACTTTCACTACACTAGGAATACATGAATTTACGGAAGGACAATCAGTTGTCATCACAGGATGCGGATCGCCTTACAACGGAACAAGAGTTGTGCTGGCAGATAATCTTGGACAATATACCTTTTCGCAATCGATCACTAATGCCGACATACTCGAGGCTAATGTCATCCCATCCGGAGTTGCTGCCCTTTCTGGCGGATCAACTTATGTTGGAAATGCAGC